ATGGCGACGAACGTCGCCATCGGGCACGCCGAACTGATGATCACATGGCCCAGCCGCGAGGCTCCAGAGGGCAAGGTGCAGCAGCACACGACCGAATACTGGACGAACGGGCAGAAGCCGCCGGAGAAGGCGTGGGGGGTCGTACAATGAAGGTGCGAGTCAGGAAGGCGTTCGACGCCTATAAGGTCGGCCAGGAGTTCGACTGGGGCGACGGCTTCGCCCGTCTGATGATCGGCCGCGGCGTTGTCGAGCAGATTGTCGAAGACCGCATGGAAGCGGCCACGGTTGAAACCCGCACCGAGAAGGCGGCGATCGACCTGAAGCCCAGGAAGAGGCAGAAATGACCCAGTTGATCTACGTCACGCCGCAGTCGCCGTCGTTCGGGATCACGCCCTACAGGAGCCTGATCAGGCACACCCCCCCGGTCGTCGAGCCGGTGACGCTGGCCGAGGCCAAGGCCCACTGCCGCGTCGATGTCACTGACGACGATGCGACGATTCAGAACCTGATCACGGTCGCGCGGACGTATTGTGAGGACATCCTCGACGTTTCGATGATCACGACCGTCTGGGAGGCCCGCTACGACTCGTTTCCCATGTGGGAACTGACGCTCCCCCGGCCGCCGATGCGGCCGGAAACCGTCACGGTCATCTACCGCGACGAGGGCGGCCAGAACCAGACCATCACGAGCACGGCCGGTTTCCAGATCGACGCCTACGCCACTCCCGGCCGCATCTACCCGCTCTACGAGGGCGTCTGGCCGGCGGTGCGAGGTGACGAGAACAGCGTGACGGTGCGGTGGACCGCCGGATACGGCGACAGCGGGATTTCCTGCCCAGCAACACTCCGCCACGCGGTGCTTCTCCTCGTGGCCCACTGGTATGCCGCCAGAGAACCTGTCACGACGGGTAACCCCGTGAGCGTCCCGACGACGTTTCAGACGCTGCTGGCCGCCAGCGGCTGGGGTGGTTACAGATGACCCTGGCGGCGCAGGTACATGGGAATGTCCGCGCCACAAGGCAGACGACCGTCGGCCTGACGAGGGAGATCGGCACCGAGGACATCGAGTTCTCATTCGACGCTGCCGACTGCTCCAAGGTCTGGAGCGACCGCAGGACGTTCGGTGCTGTCGGATACGACGACGTCGATCTCCTGGGCTCCGGCCTGTCGGTGGTGAAACTGGTCTGCCTGAAAAACCTGTCGGCGACGTCGTCGATCGCCATTGGGGCCGGCTGGACTGGCTCGCAGTTCGCGAACTTCCGCCGCGACGTCGATGCGTGGAACTTCTCGCCGATGATCAACCTGGGGAGCCTGACGCTCCGCGGGTATCCGATCCGCGAGGGCGGCGCGTTCCTGCTCTCGTGCCCGAATACGGCCGGATTCGCCACGACCGGCGGCGGCAGCATCGTGCGGATCGGCGGCGTGCCTGGGCAGTCCTACGAAATCTACGTCATGGGAACCTGATCATGTCGCTCGCAGCCCAGGTGGCTCTCTCGATCGTCGCCCACGAGAACTCGTCGGAGGACATTGCCCGGCAGACCCGCGTCACGCCCGTGTCCTATGCCCTGCTGGTCGGCAACGGCACCGGGGCGAATCAGGCCCAGGTGGCCTGGAGCGACTCGCGGACGCTCGCCGGCTCGTCGGAGACGCTCACGCTCTCCGGCCTCGCGGACACCCGCGACGGCGTCACGGTGACGGTGAACCTGACGGCCGTGAAGGCGATCTACGTCAAGAACACCCACGCCACGCTGCCGCTGACGGTCTCTCCGGCCGGGCTGGCGACGAACAGCAAGTACGTCGTCTGCCCCGGCGGTGCCTGCGTCCACATTACTCCGTCCGCTGCCGGGGACGCCTACACGAGCATCGTTGTGGCGGGCACGGCCGGCGGCACCTACGACATCGTCCTCGTTGGCAACGGGAGCGTGTCGTGATCAAGGCAGGCCAGATGCGAGAGCGGGTGACGCTCCAGGCTCCGGCCGACGTTCGGAGCCTGACGGGAGAGGCCACGCTGTCGTGGACCGACGAGGCCACAGTCTGGGCCGACGTCCAGGGGCTCTCGGCCAGGGACTTGTTCCAGGCCCAGCAGGCCAACGTGATCGCCACGCACCGGATGATCATCCGGTTTCGGGCCAGCGTGACCAGCCAGTACCGCGTCGTCTGGCGTGGAAAGACGATGGAAGTCGCCAGCGTTTCTGAGCAGGAGAACAGGTCGAAGATGACGCTCCTCGTCAGGGAGGTCACCTGATGTCACTGACACAGGGAATCGGCGAAGCCCGCGACATCGGCGGCGGAACAGCACTGGAGAGTGCGAACCAGTTCGTCCGCATCTCGACGTCAGGCGTCCGCGATCTGGTCAAGCGGCTGGAGGAACTGGCAACGAAGGCCACGACTCCTGCCATCCTCCGAAAGGCCGTCAAGACGGCGTCGAAGCCGCTTTTCGACGACTACACGAATCGGGCCAAGTCGCACGAGGCCACCGGCAACCTCGCGGCCTCGGTGACTCGGAAATACAAGGACTATCCCGAGGGCGTGGTGTGCATCCTCGGCCCGCGGCAGACCGGCCCCGTCGGCTCGACGGACACCGCCAGGAGCGGCAACCACGCATGGCTCGTCGAGTTCGGGACGAACGCGAGAAAACCGGGCACGCAGGGCCGCCGCACCTACATCAACGTCCACCAGCGAATCAACGGGAAGATGACGAGGGCCGGCTCGTTCAACAATCAGCAGTTTGAGCAGATGGGCCGGGGCTACTACTTCCTCATGGGCAGCATCAACGAGCCGTCAAGGCAGGGCGGCGGCAAGGCCGGCTACTCCAAGGATTTCATGCTTGGCAAGGATGGCCGCAGCGGCGAGCAGCACCCGATCACGCTGCGTCCAGGCGATACGTTGGCCCCGATGCCGAAACTGGAACTCATGCAGAAGGCCATCTCGGCCACCGACCGGCAGGTCTTCAACATCCTGAAGAAGACGCTGGAAGCCGAAATTACGTCACGAGGTGGCTGATGCTGTTCTCCCCAGAGCGATACATCTACCACCGGCTTGTCTCGTCGCCGGGAGTCGTCAGGCTGGTCGGCTTTCAGGTCTATTCGGTCGCCGTGCCAAAGAGCGCCGGATTTCCGTTTGTGGTCTACAAGCGGCAGAACATCGCCCGCGAGAGCCACCTGTCGGGGCCGATGTTCATGCCGCTAGTCAGCATCCAGATCGCCTCCTGGGCGCTCACGCACGAGGCCGCCAGGGAACTCGGCGAGCAGGTCCGGTTGACGCTGGATGGGAACACCGGCACAGCGGCCGGAACTACAATACAAGATATGAGGCTAGTGTCCGAGACGGACGACTTCCTCGACCCGACGGCCGTCGGTGCCCAGTTACCGCCGGCCTACGAAGTCAGGCAGTTGTTCCAGATCAGGTGGCACGAGGCCGAATAAGCCTACATCCAGAGACATCGGGCGCAAGGAGGCGCGACTATGGCTGGCGTTTCAGCACAAGGACTTACGTTCACGTTCGGCGGGACGGGACTCACCGTGACGAGCGTGCAGGTCAATGACACGCAAGACCTCATCGACGGCAGCCACCTGGGCATCGCCCCGAACGGACGCCGGGAGTACGTCGGCGGCTTCGCCACCGAACGCGAGGTGCAGGTTGACTACATCTCCTCGGTCATCCTCGTGGCCGGCACCTCCGGCGCACTGTCCATCTCAGGGCCGATGTCATTCTCAGGAAATGCCACCCTGGCGTCGTCCTCGCTCGGCGGGTCGGTCGGTGCCCTCATCTCTGGGAGCGCGACCTTCCGCGTTGCGTAGTCGGTCGCGGCGGCGTGACCAACTATGGCTGGATTCAGCGCACAAGGCGCGACGTTCACCTTCAGCGGCTCCGGCGCATCGTTCGTCGGGGCCGTTGTTGGTATCAGCGTCGAGACGCCGACAGCCGAGGTCGTCGATATGACGCCCATCGACGAGCCCTCGCAGAACGTGATCCTCGTTCCGACGGGTAGTTGGAGCGGAGGGAGCGTTTCCGTTGACTACATCGCAACAGGCTCGCAGGACGTACAGACTATCGTCAGGAAGTCGGGCAGCCTGTCGTTCTTGTCGCCACGATTGAGCATCACCCGCAACGCCATCGCGGAGTCCGCGACGACGGAGGCCAGGACGGGAGAGTTGGTCAGAGGCAATATTCGCTTTCGTGTAACGGATTACACAGGCTCGTAGGCATAGAGGCACACGTTCATGGCTCTCGACAGCAAGTCAATCATCGCGGCAAACGACGCTCGCCTTGAGAAGGTTCACGTTCCTGAGTGGGGCGGTGACGTCTTCCTTCGTGTCATCAGCGGCACCGACCGGGACAGGTTTGAGGAGGCATACGCCGACCAGAAGATGAAGGCGTTCCGCATCCGCTTTCTGCTCTTGACAATCTGCGACGAGGACGGCGAGCGGCTGTTCAAGGATGAGCAGTCCGAGGCGCTCGGCAAGAAGTCCAGCGTCGTGATCAACCGGCTCTTTGAGGCGGCCTGGAAACTCAACGCATTCACGCAGGAGGCCATCGACGAACTGGGGGAATCTTCAGCCGCCGACCCGAAAAACGATTCCATCACCGCCTAGCACTGGCGTTGGGGATGTCGGTGAAGCGGCTGCTGCAAGAGGTCGATTCGCGGGAGATGGCCTCGTGGTTCGCCTACGACCAACTGTGGCCGATCAGCGACGGATGGCAGCAGACAGCGAGGATATGCCGGATCATCATGGCCGCGTCTGGCAACTACAAGAAGGTGCCAGACGAGGAGGTGTTCATCCCGTCCAAGCGGAAGCCGGTGCAGACGCAGGAGCAGATGTTCGCTGAGTTGATGAAGTTACAGAATCCCGCTCAAGGATGAGATCATGGCTGGCGGATACCTCGGCAAAATCTCGGCGGTCATCTCGGCCAACACCGGGGACTACGTCCGCAAACTGAGCGAGTCGGCGAAGGAGACGCAGTCCTTCGCCAAGACGGTCGAGAGCACGCTTCGGCGGGCCTCGTCGGACGCGGCCAAGTCGCTCCAGAGCATCTACACGCCGCTCCAGCAGTTTGAGCGTGCCCTGCGGGCAGCCGCCAGCGAGAAACTGTCGTTCAATGGCTTCAACGGTGCCATCAGGACCGTCGAGGAACTGAAGCGTCGGCTGGGCGACATCAAGGCATCCGACGTCGATATCGTCGTCAAGGCCAGCGGACAAAAGACGTTGACGGACCTGCGGAATGTCATCAACGACATCTCGTCGAGGGACATCGACCTGTTCCGCAACGTCGGCGGGCTAGCAGGTCTTCAGAAGGCCAGGGCCGAGATCGAGGCTCTGTCGCAGAGAACCGACATCGTCGTCAAGCCGAAGGTCTCGCTGGCGGAACTCGACAGGCTGATCGCGAAGTTCTCGCAGATCGACGACACGCAGATCAACGCCGTCATCAGGGTCTTCGGCGAGCGAGAACTGGACGCCGCACTTACCAAGGCTCGGCAGGCCAGGGACGTATTTGAGTCTGTCACGCAGCCACTTGAGGGAGCAAAGCAGGCGTTTACGCAACTCGCATCGCAGGTGCAGGGTGCATTTATCCCAGCGCTCGCCAGGGCGCAGGACGAAGCACAAAGCCTCGCATCGGCGTTCACGGCAGACAAGTTCTCGGCGGCCCAGCAAACGATCGCCAGCCTGACTCGGCGGATGAACGACCTGGCGCAGGCCCAGAAACTTGCATCCTCTGTCCCGACGGGCGGCGAATTGCAGTTCCGAGACCCCGGCCTGAATAGAAGCCTGACCCGCGCGTCACGCGCTGGCACGGCCTTGATGGCGGTACCGTCATCGCCGTTTTCTGGCGGGCAGGATTTCAGCGAACTTGCTTCTGAGTTGAACAGGGTCTCCAGCGAGGCCGTCGTCGCGAAGGCTCGCTTTGATGGGTTGCAGGAGATTGGTGCTGGGTGGGCAACCCAGGCCGGCGTCGAGTACCGCCGCGTCCAAGACGAGTTGGACGCCGTCATCGCCAAGGTCGAGAAGACTGTTCAAGCGTTCAAGATTCTGGAAGAAGAGGCGGCCCTCGGCCCGAATCTCGGAGCATCTACTCAAGTCGACAATCTTGGCAACATAGGTGCCAGAACCGGCATTGCAGGCATGGGTGCCAGGACGAGCATCCTGGGCATGGGGCTTTTTAGCGACATTGCATCGGGCCAGATGCAAGAGCGGCGGCGTCAGGCCGAGGCAGCGCTGAACAGAGGCCCACAGTCTGCCACAGAGGTACCTCGGCAGATGGATGGCCTGCTGAACAGCATAACCGCAGCAAGGTCACAACTAGACACCCTGCCTGCCTCGGTGCGATCGCGATTCATCCCTGCGATTAGGCAAGCAGAAGACGAGTTTATCAACCTCTCGGCCAACGGCATCGCTGCGACGTCCGACCAACTCGACGCCGCCGCCAGGAGAGTCGATCGGCTTGCGCAGTCAATTCGTCGAGCGTCTTCGGCAGAGTCGATCCCGACGTTCGCTGCGTTTACAGAGAACATCTCGACGCGGCAGGCTGTCGGAGAACTGACAGCCCTCCAGCAAATTCTGTCCAACATTCAGGCACAGGCAGGCGGCCCAGCAGCCCAGGCATACGACAGGTATCGAGAGCGACTCCAGGCCGCCATCGCTACCGGCACGACGGGCCTCCCGGTCGTCAGGCGTGAACTCGAAGCGTTGCAGAGAGAGGCCGCCCAGGCGGCCTCTGAGACGGGGAGGATTTCGTTCGGCTCCGCGCTTCGTGGCATCCAGAGAGGCGGCGACATCGGCAGGGCTGGATTCGACAACTTCTCGCTCGCTGCACAGCAGGCCGGCTTCGCCATCGACGACTTCCTTTCGTCGACAGGGGGCTTTGACCAGAAACTGCGTGCTATCAGCAACAACGTCACGCAGTTGGCTTTCATCCTCGGCGGGACGCAAGGTCTTTTCATCGGCCTCGGAGCGGTGATCGGCGGGCAACTGCTCGGGGCACTGGTTAAGTGGTACAACCAGGGCATCAGCAACGAGAATCAGGTTCAGGCGCTAAACGACGCACTTGCTCGGCAAAAGAGCCTTGTCGAGGAGTTGGCCCAGGCGTTTCGGTCGCTCGGAGACGCGATTTCAAGGCAGGCGTTCTCGTCCCCGGCGAACGACGCCAGGGCGTTCGCCAAAGAACTCGACACCATCGCCGAGAAGCAGAAGAAACTGCGAGAGTCGCGTGCTGCCGACCTTGACCCAGAAGTTCAGCGGGAGAGAGCGAGGCAGCAGGCTCTTGAGGAACGGCTGAAGACGACGACTGACGCTGGGCAGCGAGTAGCCATCGTCAGGCAGATTCAGGCTTCTCAGCAGCAGGAGCAGCAGGCAGCATCCAGGGCTGCATCTAGGACGATTTCCGGCCGCGAGGTGGCAGACTCGTTGCGCAGGGCCATCGAGTCGCTTGTCAGGGACTCGGGTGCCGAGAGGACGTCTGGTCTGTTTGAGCAAAACAGACGGAGAGCAGCAGCAGCCGCCGCGGCAGTTAACACAGGAACCGGCATAGACGCTGTCAGGAGCCAGCGCGCGGCCGTTGAGGCCGAGATCAACAGGTTGGCACCAATCGCAGAAAACGCGGGGCTATTCAACAGGGCCGGGACTCGTGCGGCGAACGCCATCGAGGAGTTGCAGACGGTCCTCAACGCCCTCGACATCCCGCTGACGCAGGCGCTCGACCAACTGACGATTAGCATCGCAAGGGCGTCAGAGGCCGCCGCTTCGGCAATACAGAGTGCCCAAGACGACGTAGCGGACGCCATCCGTCGTGGCGTCCAGGGAGCCGCCGCGTTCCAGTCCGCGCTCGACAACACGGCTTCGCAGTTGGATGCAGCGTTCAAGCAACTTGAGGACGCGCAGAAACTAAGAGACCCGACGCAGAGAGACACTGAGGTCAGCCGTGCTGGCGGCATGATCAACGACATTCTCATGCGGCGTGACGCCATAGCGGAGCGTGCAAGGGAACTGCGGCTCGGCCAGACGTTCGGAGGAGATCGGACGACGTCCGCGCTGTCTTCCCTCCAGGGGAATGCAAGGTTTGCGAACGAGGCCGCCGGCCTGACGGCTGTCGTTGCTGCGGCTGCCGACCGTGAACTAGAGGCCCGCCGCGGCGTTGAGCAGGCGATCAAGGACCGTGTCGCGGCAGAGAATAGTGGAAACGCAGCGCTAATCCAGCAGATGAAGGCCCGCGAGGAGGCCGCCAGGGCAGAACTTGAGGCCGCCCAGCAGGCAGGCGAAGTAGCAGCGCTCATGGCCGAAGCAGCATTGGCGATGGAGGAGGCTCTCTCCAGGCTGCGCAAGGTAGTCGACGACGCCGTGTCGGTGTCTGAGTCGATTGCCAACGACGCCCAGAGCCTGCTCACAAACGACCCGAATGACGAAAACAGGAGATTCAGGGACCGTTCTGAGCGGCAACTGATTTCAGACAGGGAGCGTGCGGCCCGCGCCCAGAACGCCATTGACGCGAGGCGCGCAGAGGCAATGTCTAACCCTGCCGTGGCCGCCATAAATTCGGAACTGGCAGCCATCGACCAGGAGCGTAGGCGTCTGGCAGCCGATGCGAGGACCAACGGCACAACTGTCGATCCTCGGGAGATGCAGAGGCTCGCTGACCGTGAGGCCGCACTCGCTGCCGAACGCGAACGCATTCTTCTTGATCTAACGTCTGCCGAGAGAGAGAGCGCTGACGCGATTGGACAGGAGATTGCGGCGCGGAGAAAGTTGATCGACCAGCAACTCAAAGAGGCCCAGACACAGAAGGACTTTGAGGACAGGCTGAAGTCGAGGGACAATCCGCTAGGTGACGCAGCCAGAGGCGGTGACCTCGTGCAGACTGATGCACAGAAGGCCATGCAGGCCGTCGCCCAAGGAATTGCAGACATCAACGCATACTTCGGCAGGCTGGCCGAGGCGACGAACGGCCTTATCGACCAGCAGGGCAGGCAGGACGCGATACAGCGGTTCGCAGAGCAGCAGCAACGTGCCGCAGCCCCTGCGATCTTCGGCATGGCCGATCAGGTAATGAACGCCGCCCTCCAGGGACCGTCCCGTGCCGCCCTGACGGCCGCGGACGTCAACACCACGCAGGGCAACGCGGAACTGAACCGGCTCCTCCGCGGCGACGACCCGAATAGGAACGCGAACATCGTCGAACTCCAGAAGCAGAACACGACGCTCGTGGAGATCAACAAGGGCATTCAGGACGTAGCCAAGAACATGGGCATCGTCGTAGACCTCTAAGGAGACACCAGTGGCAGACATCACATTCAGCGTCTCGGTTCGCTACGACAAGGACTATTTGTCGGGCTCGATGAGCGCCAACAACGTCACGGCGAACATGAGCCTCGCAGGACTCAAGAGCGACACCTACACGCTCTCGACGAACGCCGTGAGCATCTCGACGGCCAACCTGACGACCCCCGGCCTCGCCTTCCTGCGAAACCTCGCCACGGCGACTGCCGCCACCGTCACGGTCGGCATCGAGGGGGGCGGCTCGTTCGTCGGCCTGACGACCCTGCGGGCCGGCGAGCCAGCCGTCTTCCGCATGGCTACTGGAACGGCATACAAGGCGATCGGTTCGGCTGGCGCTCGCCTCCGCGTAGACATCACCGAGGGCTGATCATGCCGAAACTCATCAGCGAAATCTCGTCGGGCCATCAGTTCTCACGGTCGTCGGACTCTGGGCTCCTGGCCGACGCACAGACCAGGGTGTTCAGGGTTCTCCTGAACTCGCCGGGCGAGGTTGTTGATCCAGCGGTAGCCTGCCAGATCAACATCGGCGACCCGCACCCGATCAACACGAACATCTACTGCGTCTCCTACGACATTAAGTTTGAGGGCGAAAGCCGGCTCGTCTTCCTCTGCACGTTCAACTACCAGTCCACGGCGGGCGGCGGAGACGGCCAAGACGATCCAAAGTCACAACCCCCTGATCTGCGGCTGGCAACGTGGTCAATTTCGACGTCTCTGACCGAAGTCCCGCTGTCAACGTGGAAGCCAGTCGTAGGCGGGCAGGCGGGCCAGGACTGGGTGCCGGCTGCCAACCCAGTCGGCGACCTGTACGAGGGACTAACTGAGTTGTCGCCAGTGACGACCATCACGTTTGAGCAGTTTGAGTCGCAGTCGCCTGCGAGGTGGATTCCATACGCAGGCGATACGAATTTGAGCGCCTGCACGATTGCCGGCCTCTCCTGTGACCCTGGAACGGTCATGTTTCGCGGCGCGCAGGGCCGCAGCACGGTGGAGTCGTGGGGCGGGCAACTCTACCGCGGATGGACCGTGTCGTTTGAGTTCATGTACAGGAACCGTCGCAACATTGGCTGGGACATCGAGGTGCCACAGAGTGGGTTCAACATATTCAACGCTCCGTATGGCTCGCGGGCCGGCGCAGAGGCGCAGAACGTCGAGGCTGGGAGCCTCCTGCTGAAGCACGATGGCGGAAAGATCAAGAATTGGCCTAATCAAATCGAGCCTGCGGAAGGCACTGGTGCCATCAAGACGAGAGGTATGGTGCTGGTGTACGAGTACGAAAGCGGCGGCGCATCGCAACTTCCATGCGCCCAGCCGATCCCGCTAAACGACGACGGCGCGCCGCGATGGAGCGGCGCTGACCCGAAGGTGCTCGTTAAGCGATACCGCATCTACTCGCGGTCTGACGCCGTTTTTAATCACATCCGGCAGTAATAGCCAATGGCACAGGGCGAAAAATACTTCATCGGTCCTGGCCTTCGCGAGAAACTTCGCGAGGTCGTCGGCAAGGTTGACGCCCTGTCTGTCGGCACTCGTGGGCTCACGCCGAAGACGGCGCATCAGGAGATGACGCGAGGTGCTAGCGCTGGAATCAAAACCGGCACGTTTACTGGCGCGTGGGCTACCGCCACCTACAAGGTTGTCACGATAGCCGGAGGAACAAATACAGCGTCGGTTTTCAATGTATGCAATCCAGTCGCCGACTCCCCGTGCGCGCGAGAAGTCATTTTTTCAAAGTCTAGTGGCACCAACGTCGCCCTGGAGATCAAGTATCAGGCAACTTGCACAACCTGCGTGCAGTCGATCGGAACGCTCAACATATCTGACGTCCAGCACTTCGACGTGACTGCCATTCAGTTCCTGGGTCACGACCAAAACGGATGCCTGATGTGGTACTCGGCTACAACCTGCACCTGAGAGCGTGATGAAGACGTTGAAACTGATCGCCGGGAAAGTGCTTTTTAAGAACGCCGTCGGGCAAGTGACGCACACAGAAGAGCCGTGTCGTAAGTGCTGCTGCGTTCCAGACCCGGAGAATGAAGGTCAATCAATCTACAACTACGACATCAACAACGAGGCGGCTTGCGTCAATGCCGGCGGCGAGTGGGGCGCGTGCCCCATTGTCTGCAACCCATGCGACTGCCGGTGTGACTACAACGACGGGCTTGCGATCAGCGGCAGCGGTCCATACGCATTTTATTTCTTCCCAAGTATCTACGGTGGCTTCTTTCCATTTAACGGCCTGCCGACCCCGCCTTTTGCAGTTGGTTGCACGACTTTTAGCCCTGGTTGGTTTAGTCAGTACAGGTACAGCGATGGTGGCCCAGGCGAAAATCCATACTACGAAGCGACTGTCGCTATTCAAATTACGGCAGACTGCTGCAACGAAACGCTCACGATTGCGGCGGCGGTGAGCGTCAACTACATCGAGCAGTTGATAAACCGCGGCACATGCGGAACTGTGCTGGCGATTGTCACAGTTCACCATTCTTCGTCCCCATGTTCACGCGCATGCGAGTCACGGCAGACATTGACGACGATCACTGAAGAGTGGGTGCCGGAACCTGACGGCCCGCCATGCCCATACACAACACTTGGCGAACTGCGCGGTGCAGGCATTTACCTTGACGACATTCTGAACCCGTTGCCGGTCCTCAACTGCCCGCGGGTGCCATGTGCAACGCCATCGTAGCCCTCCGTTTGATAGGCCGTTTTTTGACGAGTTCTACGCTCGCAGTCAGGCCGCCAAGCCGCCGCCGCCAGCACCGCTGTGCCTTGCCGGCACTCACTTGAAGAAACTGCTGGCGCGGTTCGGCATTCATGCCAGCAAAGCAGGGTGCAAATGCAGCGATCACGCTGCGCGAATGGATGCCTGGGGGTGTGACGAGTGTGAACGGAGACTTGACGAGATCGTCGGCTGGCTGGCCGAAGAGGCCGCCAGCAGGAAACTGCCGTTCTCCAGCACTGTCGCATCAATGCTAGTACGGCGGGCTATTGCAAACGCTAGGAAGTCGGCGATATGAGCGTGGAAAACTAGGCAACCTCGCCTCAAATGCCTTGACCTGTTACCCTACAGGAACAGACTATCGGCATGGCAGACGACCACCATTTCACGATCGCCGGCCAGAAGTGGCTCCTCCGCTTCACGCGGCTGCGTGGCCGGGCTGCGGGATGGGCATACCTGCCTGATGCCAAGAACCCAAAACTGCCACGCAAGATTCTGATCGACCAGCGGCTCAAGCGGATGAGCCGCATGGAGACGATCATCCACGAGTGCCTCCACGCCTGTTTTCCGACCGAGAGCGAGGAGCACATCACGACCAGCGCCAGGGACATCGCCAGGGTGCTCTGGTCACTCGCCTACAGGGAGAGCGAATGAAGAAGACCGTCAGGCCGCTGCTTTCTGAGGTGCAGGAGAAGATCGAGCACAGGACTCCAGGCTACGCCTCGTGGTTCAACAGGCTGCCCAAGGATGCACAGGAGGAATGCCTCGCCGTCAGGACTGCGTTCCAGCGAGGTGAACTTGGCTGCAAGGCCGCCGTGGCCCGTGCCCTGATGGCAGCCGCCAAGGAGAGGGGCTGGGTAGTCGCCAAGGAAAAACAGGTGACAACGTGGCTCGTCGAAAAAACCTGATCGCCGACGTCGCCTCAAAAGTGCCGCCGCCGAAACCCGCCGCAGACAGCGAGCAGGTGACGCAACGGCAGGACGGCGACGTTCTGGAGGCCCGCAGCACGAGCCGGCGGATCAAGACCGTCGAGGACTTGTTGGCCCACATCGAGGCCGACATGACCCGCTACGAGATCGCGGCCAGCGAGGCCACGACCTGGGACGTCGGCACGGGCGACGGCGACGGCGGCACGACCGTGACTCAGTTGCACCGGGTGTTTGTGCGGCTCAAGCCGAAAGCCGGCCCGACGACGCACGAGGTCGTCGAGGCCATGATCGAGGCGGCCAAGCGACCGCTGCGGTCTGCCGGCCGGAAGACCGCCAAGCCGGTGAAGCGGTCTGGTGTTTGGCAGGTGCTCGTGGTCTCGGACACTCATTTTGGCGGCTACGCATGGCACGGCACGACCGGCAGCAGCGACTACGACCTGGGGATCGCCGAGGAGCGAGTGACAGACGTCACGCAGCAACTGCTGGCTGTCGGGGCGATGCACCAGCCGGCCCGCAGGACCGTGGCCTTCCTGGGTGATTTGTTTCATTTTGATACGCCGGCCGGCACCACCACGTCTGGAACTCCGCTGGAGAGGGACGGCAGGCTCCAGAAGGTCATCAATGTCGCCTCGGACGTCTTGCTCGGCGTCGTCGAGCAGTCGGCCGCGACGGTTCCGACAGACGTCGTCATCGTCAACGGGAACCATGACGAAGTCTTATCGTGGTGCTTTCAACGCATCCTGATCGAGCGGTTTCGCAACGACGGCCGCGTCACGATCAAGCAGGATTTCACGAGCCGACAGTATCTGACAAATGGCAAGAACCTGCTCGGGTTCGCCCACGGCCACAAGGCCAAGAAAAAACTCCCGCAGATCATGGCGATCGAGCAGGCCGCCGCGTGGGCTCGCTGCCCGTACCGCGAGTGGCACACGGGGCACCTCCATCATCAGGCCGCCGAGAACAACAAGCCGATCCAGACACTCGACTCGGTTATCGTCCGAACCGCGCCGACTGTGTGCGCCAGCGATGAATGGCATACGAACGCTGGATTCATCGGTTCCCGTCAGGCGTGCGAGACGTTTTTCTATGCGGAGACCGGCGGCCTCATCGCCATGCACGTTGCAGAACCAAGTGGGGCGAAGCGATGAGCGACACCCACTACCTCCGCGAGGCGGCGATCTGGGCCAGGGAGTGCTCGCACGACCCGCACACCCAGAACGGAGCCGTCATCGTCTGCAAGAACGGCGAGATGATCGGTGCCGCCAACAGGTTCCCGGTCTCGGTGAAGCACTCGCAAGAGCGGTTCGACAGGCCGACGAAATATCGGTACATCGAGCACGCGGAGCGGGCGGCGATCTACGAGGCCGCCGCATCTGGCGTGAAGACGCACAAGGCTCGCCTCTACTGCCCGTGGCTCGCGTGCTGCGACTGTGCCAGGGCCATCATCATGGCCGGCATCAGGGAGGTCATCGGGCACGCCAAGTGCCGGGAGGCCACGCCGGAACGCTGGGCCACCGAGGTGCTGGCCGCCGAGGCCATGCTCATGGAGGCCGGGGTCGGCACGCGGCTCGTCTTCGACACGCTGGGGGTCACGATCATGTTCGACGGCAAGGAGATGCACCTGTGATCATTGGGCTCTGCGGTGCCGCCGGGAGCGGCAAAAACGCCGTGGCAGGCTTTCTGGGGGACACGTTCGGGTTCCAGCAGGCGGCCCTGGCCGACCCGCTCTACGAGGCCGTATCGGCCATCACGGGGATGTCGATCGACGAGTTGCAGGATCGACGACACAAGGAACATGTCATCGGCTGGATCGGCCGGTCGCCAAGGCAGTTGCTTCAGAGCCTCGGGACGGAGTGGGGTCGCGACATGGTCTCTCGGACTCTGTGGATCGACCACCTGTTCCGACGGCTCGACGGCCTCCAGGCCGCCGGCATCAGCGTAGTGGTGACCGACGTCCGCTTCGACAACGAGGCCCAACTCCTGCGGGATCGGTACGACGCCCGTGTCTGGCGGGTCGTGCGGCCGGCGGGCACGGTCAGCGGCGAGGCGATGCAGCACTCCAGCGAGAGCGGCATCGCCGCGGGCCTCGTCGATAGGGTCGTCAAAAACGTCGGCACGCTCGCGAAACTGAGGGAGGCCGTGACGGCCGCCGCCGCCGCGGACATCGCCATGAGCGCCCTCCAAAAGGCTACAATTAGAGAGTAGTCGCACAGGGAGGTGCGCGGAGGCTGCCGGTACGTCCTCGCCGCCGCCCATGTCCTGCGGAGGTCTGGGTAGTGAGCGCGACGACACAATCGACGATGGACGTCATCCTGCGGTTCGGCGAGCGATTCGGCGTGCCGTGCCTGATCCTGGCTGCCGTCCTGTGGATGCTGCGGGAAACAGCCACGAGCCTGCACAGCACGGTCATCGTGCCGATCGTGCAGGGGCACACGCAATTCCTTGAATCGACGGAAGAGACGCTACGGGAAATCGGACGGACGCAGGAAAAGCAGGCCGAGACCATGCAGGAGATCGCAGCCGGCCAGCGGACGATCGAGCGGGTCATGGTCGGGAAGCCAGCCACAGAGCGAACCGTGACAGTCAAGCAGGTCGAGCCAGAGACGCAGCCCAACTGAAGGTGACTCATGCCAGCCTATGAGCAACTTCCTGGCCCGCTGAATCTGGCGTTTCGGGCGTCCGACTCGTTCTCTTCGCTGATCGACTTCTCGATCGACATGACGGGCTACTCGGCCTCGGCTGCCCTCTACTCGACGATCACCGGCAGCACGGTCACGGCCCTGACCACGACCGTGACGAACGCCTCGGCCGGGCAGGTCAACGTCTCGCTCACCAAGACGCAGACCGCCGGCCTACCCGTCGGAACCTACGGCTGGTGGCTCCTGTGGACGGACGCCGGAGGTGCGCAGCGGACGGGGCTCACGGGCTTCGCGGAGGTGACGCGGTGAGCATCAGCGTCAGCGTTTCCTCGCCGGCCGTCTCGGCCACCGTGACAGAGTCTGGCGTGAGCGCCAGCGTGCAGCAGGCGTCTGCCGTCGCGGCCAGCGTGGCCGGCGGATTCGGGCCTGCCGGTTCGCAGGGCAGCCAGGGCATCCAGGGCATTCAAGGCCCGGCCGGGGCTACCGGCGCGACAGGCCCGCAGGGGCCGGCAGGCGCGACGACCATTGCCGGAGCCAGCGACGTCACGCTCGTGGGCCTCACGGTCGGAGACGTCCTCAGATACAGCAGCGGGGCTTGGCGCAACTACCCGGACGCAGACCTCGTGGATGGCGGGAACTGGTAGTCAAAGGAAGGACTAGATCATGGCGAGCACACTGAGAATCAAGCGTCGTGCGAATGGTGGTGGTGCCGGCGCGCCGTCGAGCCTCGCCAACGCGGAACTCGCTTTCAACGAGCAGACAAACATCCTCTACTACGGCACCGGCACTGGCGGTGCTGGTGGCGCGGCCACGAGCGTGATCAGCATAGGCGGCAGCGGTGCTTTCGCTGCGCTGGCCGGCGCTACGTTCACGGGCACGGTCAACTTCTCCAGCACTTGGCAGGTCGGCGGGACGAGCGTCACGGCTGACGGCGCTGAACTGAACCTGCTCGACGGCGCTCTGGCGAACACAGTCGTCAACAGCAAAGCCGTCGTCTACGGCTCATCTGGAGAGGTGGCGGCGTCGTCAATCTCGACGACCGGAAACGCGACGGTCGGCGGGAACCTGACGGTCACGGGCAACGTCACGATAAACGGCACCACAACGACCATTAACGCGACCAGCGTGTCGGTCGATGACATCAACGTCATTCTCGGCGACACCGCCAGCCCGACCAATTCGACGGCAGATGGTGGCGGCATCACGCTCAAGGGGACTACGGATAAGACGCTGACGTGGGTGAATTCCACTGCGGCGTGGACAAGCAGCGAGGACTTCAACCTCGTCACTGGCAAGGTCTACGAAATCAACGGCGTCACGGTGCTCTCCTCGTCGGCCCTCGGCAGCGGCGTGACGTCGTCCAGCCTGACTTCCGTCGGAACCCTGACCAGTGGCTCGCTCGGGACAGGGTTCACGGCGGTCGCCGTCGCGCAGGGCGGAACCGGGGCTACGGACGCGGCGACAGCCCGCACGAACCTGGGGCTCGCCATCGGCACGAACGTCCAGGCTGCCGATGGCACGCTCACGGCCCTGGCCGGCGTGACTGTGGCTGCCGACAAGTTGATCTATGCGACTGGTTCCGATGCCTTCTCGACGACGGACCTGACATCGTTCGCGAGGACGCTGCTCGACGACGCCGACGCCTCGACGGCCCGCACGACCCTCGGGCTCGCCATCGGAACGAACGTGCAGGCGTATGACGCCGAACTGGCGGCCCTGGCTGGCGTGACCTCGGCAGCAGACCGCGTGCCGTATTTCACTGGCAGCGGAACCGCCACCGTGGCGACGTTCACATCGTTTGGACGATCGCTTGTTGACGATGCCGACGCCTCGGCCGGCAGGACGACGCTCGGGCTCGGCACGATCGCCACCCAGGACGCCAGCAACGTGAACATCACGGGCGGCGGCATCGACGGGATCACGTTCGACTGTGGAACATTCTGAGGCGTGACCTGTGCCTAACACGCTGAAACTGAAAAGCAGCACCACGGCAGGCGCTGCCCCATCGTCGCTGGTGGCCGGGGAAGTCGCCCTAAATCGCCAGGACGGTCTCCTGTACTACAGCACCCCGGCGAACGCTATCGCTGCCATCGGGGACGTTGTTGACGGCGGTGTCGTGTCGCCACCCAACCTGCTGCTGCTGCACTTCGACGGCAACTCCACGGATTCGTCAACGTTTGCCAGGACCGTCACGGCTGTCGGTAACGCCACGACGAGCACGGCCCAGAAGAAGTTCGGCACGCACGCGGCACTGTTTGACGGCAGCGGCGACCGATTCGACATCCCGTCAAGCGCAGACTTCAACTTGGGCGGA